GGATGAGCAGCGTAGCTTTATATTTCAGAATGCGGTCGAAACAGCTGAAGAATTAAGTCTACTATTTGTTTAACCGAAAGGAGAAAATCATGCCTAAACAAAGTTTAGCAAGCATTGCCAAAAGTGTACGGACGGCAATGAAAAAACATAGTCCGGAAATTCTTACTGGCATTGGTATTGCCGGTATGATTACCACCACTGTTATGGCGGTAAAGGCAACCCCGAAAGCTCTGATTCTGCTTGAAGAGAAAAAAGATGAGCTGGATACGGACAGACTTGAGCCGAAGGATATCATCAAGACGGCTTGGCCTTGTTATATTCCGGCAGCCGTTATAGGCTCCATCTCTGTCTTCTGCCTGATTGGAGCAAGCTCGACTAATCTTCGTCGGAATGCTGCTCTGGCAACGGCGTATACCCTTTCAGAGTCTACTTTGAAGGAGTATCAGGAAAAAGTCGTTGAGACAATTGGTGAGAAAAAGGAACAGTCCATTCGAGACTCTGTGTCGAAAGACAAGATGGTTAAGAACCCTGTTCGAGAAGTGATTCTCACTGAAAGCGGCGGCAACACGATCTGCTATGATGTCTTGTCCGGACGATATTTCAAGTCTGACAGAGACAAAATCACCCGGGTCATGAATGAACTGAATCGTCAGATGCGTGACGAAATGCATGTCACGCTGAACGATTTCTACTACGAACTCGGTTTGGATGGAACTAAGATGGGCGATATGCTCGGATGGAACATCGATAAGGGTTACATTGACCTTGCATTCTCATCGCAGCTGGATGCAAACGGTACCCCCTGCCTGGTGATTGATTATCAGGTTGCTCCGGTTTATGACTACCAGTAAGCTACCGCGCGAAATTTACAACTTATTTAATGGAAGAACATTCCACAATTTCACACATTTGAAAGGAGATTTCACAATGAACAACAATGAGATTATGAACAACGAGGTCGTTGAAGCTACCGAAGAGGTTATCGAGAACGCTGGCTTGAGCAAGGGCGTAAAGATTGCTGCGGGTATCGGCTTGAGCGTAGTTGTAGGCGTGGTTGTCTACAAGTATGTAGCAAAGCCGGTAATCGCAAACATCAAAGCCCAGATCGAGCAGAAGAAGGTGGCTGCTGAGGAGAAGACGGTTATCTTGGAAGAATCCGATGTTGTCACTGAAGACAACTGAAAATGCGAATTTGAGAAGTTCGGATAAGGGAGAGTACCTGTAACAAGGTGCTTTCCCTTTTTCTTTATCTCTCGAAAGGAGGAAAAAATATGCAGCAGTATCAATATGACGGTCCTGTTATGCGATTCGATGATTGCGTTCAGCATCGTTGGAAGGCAACTACTGTTGCTCCGACGGAAGCGAAAGCGAAGAGCAATCTCGCCTATCGATATAAAAAAGAAAACGGCTTGATGCCGAACACAAAAATTACTCTGCCCGGTAAGCTGATTCCGGCATAAGAAAGGAGATCACCCAGTGGAAGATTACAAATCTAATTCTGATAAGGCTCGTCAGGAGCAACAGTCAGAAAAGAAAGTCGAGGCGGTTATTACCGGGGCTGCAAAAACTCGAAAAAAAGGCGAGATGCAAAAATTCGCAGATGTCTTTATTGCAGAAGATGCAAACAATGTCAAATCTTATATTTTGATGGAGGTCATTGTGCCTGCTGTCAAGAAAGCGATTTCTGACATTGTCACTACCGGTATCGATATGATCCTGTACGGCGAGGCAGGTCGAAGCAAGAAAAACGGAACGGCGTCTAAGGTGTCTTATCGAAACTACTACGATCAAGGCGCAGACAGAGTGCGTGCAGGTTCCGTTGGCAACAGACGCAATACACCTGATTATGATGATATTCTCTTCGATACCCGTGGAGATGCAGAAGTGGTTCTCGATGCAATGAACGATATCATCAGTCAGTATGGAACGGTGAGTGTATCCGATTTCTATGATCTCGCTCGTGTTCCCAATGATAACTTTACTATGAACCGCTATGGTTGGACAAATATTGGCGGTGCAACTGCGGTACGGGTTCGAGACGGTTATATTCTGAAACTGCCTCGTGCTATCCCGCTGAATTGAAAGGAGAAAAAATAATGCTTGAATGCAAAATTTGTGGCACTAAGTTTAACGCCATTATTGAAAGGCACTATCTTGCTCGTGATAACGGAAAAACTGGGCTGGCAGTTGCCTTTGGCTCTACTGCTGAAGAATGCCTGTATGATGCATTTGACTGCCCGATGTGTGGCTGTCAGGTAATCGCTAAGGAGCGTAAGCGTGACTATATTCCGTTTATTTCTACCGATGAGGAGGATGCAGATGATGACCAGATCTGAGACTCTCGATAAAGCAAAGGCTTGCGTATGTGGGCAGAGAGAGAACGAATACGGCTCTCCGGAAGATAACTTCACTGCTATTGCAGGCTTCTGGAGCGTCTATAAAGGCGTTGAATTTACCGCAAATGATGTTGCCATGATGATGGCGCTTCTTAAGATCGCACGAATCAGGACAGGAACGGCTACGGACGACAGCTATGTCGATTTGGCTGGATACGCTGCCTGTGGTGCTGAAATCAACTCTAAAAACTGAAAAGGAGAATAACAAACCATGAAAAATAAAACTGAAATTATGAAGAGCGTGAACGGCGTGGCTTCCAAGGCCATTATGAAGCTCAAGAAGCACAGCCCCGAGATTCTCGTTGTGGCTGGTATTGCCGGTACGGTCGTAAGTGCCGTTCTCGCTTGCAAGGCCACCACTAAGGTAGCTGAGATTCTCGATGAAACTAAGGGTACTCTCGATACCATCCATGATGGAATGGAGACCGGTGCAATCAATGGTCATGAGTATACGAACGAGGATGGCAAGAAGGACACGGTTGAGGTCTATGCTCAGACCGGAATGAAGCTCGCAAAGCTTTATGGTCCTGCCATTATTCTTGGCACTCTGTCCATCACCAGTATTCTGGCATCTAACAATATTCTGCGTAAACGCAATGTGGCTCTTGGTGCTGCTTATGCTGCAATCGATAAGAGCTTCAAGGAGTATCGTGGTCGAGTTATCGAGCGTTTCGGCGAGCAGGTCGATACCGAACTTAAGTATGGTATTAAGGCAAAGAAGTTCGAGGAAATCGAAGTTGATCCCGAGACCGGAAAGGAGAAGAAGGTCAAGAAGACTGTGATGGTCGCCGACCCTAATCTCCAGAGCGATTATGCTGTATATTTCGACAGTAAGAGCCGCAACTACGAAACCAATCCCGATTACAACCGCATGTTCCTTAAGGCACAGCAGGCATTTGCAAATGACAAGCTTCAGACCCGTGGTCACCTCTTCCTGAATGAGGTTCTGGACGATCTTGATCTTCCTCGTACCCCTGCTGGTCAGATTGTCGGTTGGACAAAGGATGGTCCGGACGGCTATGTTAATTTCCGCATCGTTGAGGTAGAGCGTGAGACCGAGGATGGTCGTCATGAGCCGGCGCTTCTGCTCGACTTCAATGTTGAGGGTAACATTTGGGAAAAGATGTAATCAACCACCTTCAGACCTGGACTGGGGGTGATATTTTTAATGTAAAGGAGTTTTAACAATGCGCATCAAACCACGAGCGATAGCCACCGTTCTCTGCATGATATTCTTTGTTGGTTTTGCAGTATGCGGCGTGGTTCGCTCTACAGATAAAGAAACATTGGAGATTAAGCAATCTTATCCGGTTCTTGCGGAGGCAGAACCGATGATTATGGCTGATCTTCTGATGGAATCTCCTAACTTAACGCCTGAGGTTGAGAAAGAGCCAGACTACCCTCTTACACAAGAGGAAATCGACCTCATAGCACTCGTAACCATGGGTAAAGCTGAAGGAGAAACAGAACTGGGAAAACGCTTAGTCATTGATACAATTCTTAACCGTATTGACCATACATCTTTCCCGGATACTGTGTACGATGTTGTTTATCAACCCAATCAGTTCAGCGTAATGTGGAACAGCAGGATTGACCGTTGTTATGTCATGCCTGAGATTGTTGAGTTGGTAAAGGAAGAACTTTTGGAACGGACAAATTACGATTGTGTGTTCTTCATGGCCGGAGGATACAGCAAGTATGGTGAGCCTTTGTTTCAGGAGTGTTGTCACTACTTTTCGAGTTATGACTGAAAGGAGAACATAAAATGAAAGCTTTGTTTTCGTACATTCTTTCCACTATGGCAGGGCTTTGTCTCGTAGGAGGCATTGCTGTTCTCTCTGGTGGAAAGGAGTAAATGATGGATATTTTGGATGATTTCATCTCAACCGTCGACGCCATGCTGGACAGTCGGCGGAAAAGACACATTACTGGCGGGATTCTCCTGAGTGCAGCATTGCTGTTCGGAGGTCTCGCCATTACTGTTGTCACAATTCAAACTGACGAGGAGGAATACGAAGATGAGTAAAACCGGTTTTGCCATGTTCTTAGCTGGGGCTACAGTAGGCGCCGCAGCGACGTGGCTTTGTCTTAGACGGTATTACGAGCAGATCACGCAGGAAGAGATTGATTCTGTGAAGGCAGCATTTGCCGAAAGGAAGCCCGTAATCGCTAATATTGCCAAGGACGAAAAGAGCAATGAAAAGCAGGAGGAGAATCAGCATAAGGCAGATATTGCCAAGCTGAAACCCGACCTGGTGAACTATGCAGCTAAGCTCCAGGAAGAGGGTTATACCAATTACACGGAGCATAGCAAGAAAAATACTGAAGAAAAAAAGGATGAGCCTATGCCCAATGAACCTTATGTCATCTCTCCGGACGACTACGGTGAGAATGACAATTACACGCAGATCAGTCTGGTCTATTATGCTGGTGACGGAGTCCTTGCCGACGATGAAGATGAAGTCGTCGAGGATATCGAGGACACTGTTGGCGAGGACTTTGCTGAACATTTCGGAGAGTATGAGGATGATTCGGTCTTTATTCGTAACGATCGCCTGAGATGTGACTATGAAATTCTTAGAGACAATCGTTCTTTCTCCGATGTGGCGGAAGGCTCCAACTACTAATAGGAGGATCGAATGACTGAAATTGAGCTGAACAATGAATATTTTGAGTGGATGTGTCAGCTCGTATGTAACGAACGATATAGCCGGAGGCTGTCTTATCAGAAGCTTCTTCGTCATCTGCATAATATTGATTTTCAATATATGCTGCCGATGGACGGAAATCGAGCAGAAGATGGGATAGACCTCCGGTATCGTTTTGGTTATGAAAAAGAATACGAGGGTTCTATGATTGCCAGTTATCTGGATAACCGCCCTTGCAGTGTATTGGAGATGCTTATTGCCTTAGCGTTTCGTTGCGAAGAACATATTATGACCGACCCAGATATCGGCAATCGCATGGGACAGTGGTTCTGGAACATGATTGTCAGTCTGGGTTTAGGGTCGATGAGTGATTCTCGATTTGATGCGGCGTATACGGACGATGTGATATCTCGATTTATGAACCGCAAATACAAGCGAAATGGCGAAGGCGGTTTGTTTACCGTCGAACGCTGCAAGTATGACATGAGAACTGTTGAAATCTGGTGGCAGATGAATTGGTATTTGGACAGCATCCTATGAGGGAGAATTATCATGATTCATACGCAAGTGTACGGGTTTTTTCAGACATGCTTACCCGACCAGGCAAAGGAGGTAAAAGAATACTTCCCAAATGGTAAAAACAGCATTCGAATTCGCAAAACCAACGGACAGGAATTTATATTTTCGTTGAGAGAGCCGAAGGCTTGGAAGTTTGAAACGATCGATCAATTTCTTGCCGACATGAAAGGAGAAAAGAAACATGGATGAAATGATTCGTTATATTTTCGGCAGTCTTCGCTGCTCCGAAACTGCGATGCGTGTGTTTGCTAAGACGCTCAGAAAGCAGAGGTCGTTCAATCGCAGCACCGTCATGGTTGCCACAGTTATGACTGTGAACATGCTTATCCAGGACTTGGAGATTCGCAGTATGCGTGATGAGATCGGGAACCTTAAAAACGAAATCAAGGAGCTTAGAAAAACGGAAGGAGACTAAAGAACTTCGATGATCGACTTTTTAATGATTTCGACCCGTAGTACGAAGCGTGGTGTAATAGAAATCTATCCGAAGTTTATCATTAAGAAAAGCTCCGACCTGATGATTAGAGGCGGTGACTTCTATGCCATTTGGTTAGAAGACCGAGGTTTATGGTCTACGGACGAGCAAGATGCACTCCAGCTTATTGACCGGGAACTTGACAAGTATGCAGAGGAAAACCGCAAAAACTTTGATTCGAGTATTAAAGTTCTGCACATGTGGGATTCCGAATCCGGAATGATCGATTCATGGCATAAATACTGTCAAAAGCAGATGCGAGACTCTTTCCATATGCTTGATGAGAAACTTATATTCTCCAATACACCGACGAACAAAAAAGACTACGCAAGTAAGCGGCTGAACTATCCTCTTGAAGAAGGGGCCACGGATGCATGGAATAAGCTGATGTCCACAATTTACTCTGAAGAAGAGCGAACAAAAATTGAATGGGCTATTGGTTCTATTGTCTGTGGAGAGTCGAAGAAATTGCAGAAATTTATGGTTCTGTACGGTGCAGCAGGTACGGGTAAGTCTACGGTTCTGAACATTGTTCAGCAGCTCTTTGAAGGATATTATTCCGTCTTCGATGCGAAAGCACTGGGTTCGTCCAGTAATTCCTTTGCATTAGAGGCATTCAAGACGAATCCACTTGTGGCAATTCAGCATGACGGTGACTTATCTCGCATCGAGGACAACACCCGACTGAACAGTTTGGTTTCTCACGAGCTGATGACAGTAAATGAAAAGTTCAAATCGACCTACGCAAACCGCTTCAAGTGCTTCCTGTTCATGGGCACCAATAAACCGGTCAAGATTACGGACGCAAAGTCAGGTCTTATCAGACGATTGATCGATGTGTCCCCTTCCGGAAACAAATTAAGTCCCAAGGAATACAAGGCGGTGACAAAGCAGATCGAATTTGAACTCGGTGCAATTGCTTATCATTGCCAGGAAGTCTATCTGGAGAATCCGGGCAGATACGATGATTATATTCCCGTGACGATGCTTGGTGCATCTAATGATTTCTATAACTTCATTATTGATTCTTACCATGTCTTCAAGAAAGAAGACGGGACAACTCTCAAAGCCTCATGGGAGATGTATAAAACCTATTGCGATGAGGCAAAAGTTACCTTCCCATTCTCTCAGAGGATATTTAAGGAGGAACTGAAAAACTATTTCCGGGATTACAAGGAGAGGTTCAATCTCGATGACGGAACTCGTGTGCGAAGTTATTACATTGGTTTTCGAACCGAGAAATTCGAGGATAAGACACTTACCGAGCAAGACGAGCCTGAGCATAAACTGATCGAGTTCTTAAAACAGAAATCGGTATTTGACAGAGAATGCGCAGATTGTCCTGCTCAGTATGCTTCGGCTAAAGAGACACCAACTTCCAAATGGGATGAAGTTTCTACTAAGTTGAGCGACCTATCCACATCCAGATTGCATTATGTGAAAGTCCCGGAGAACCACATTGTTATCGACTTTGATATTCAGGATATGGACGGCAATAAGTCGTATGAACTGAATCTTAAAGAAGCGAGTAAATGGCCGCCGACCTATGCTGAACTCAGCAAAAGCGGTCAGGGCATCCACCTTCATTATATTTATGCCGGTGATGTCAGCAAGCTCAGCCGAGTGTACGATGATCATATTGAAGTGAAAGTCTTCACCGGTAAAAGCTCGCTGCGCAGAAAGCTGACAAAGTGTAATGACTTGCCTATCGCAACGATCAATTCGGGTTTGCCATTGAAAGGAGAAAAACAAGTGATAAATTTTGAAGGGGTGAAGAGCGAGAAAGGGCTTAGAACGCAAATCAAGCGAAATCTCAACAAGGAGTACCATCCGGCAACAAAGCCCAGTATCGACTTCATTTACAAGATTCTTGAGGATGCTTATGCAAGCGGACTCAATTATGACGTGACTGATATGCGCAATGCTGTCTTGGCATTTGCAGCGAGCAGCACACATCAGGCGGATTACTGTATCAAGTTAGTCAACAAGATGCAGTTTAAGTCCGCAGACCAGTCAGCAGGAGCAAAAAATGATGATGCCAAGCTCGTGTTTTACGATGTTGAGGTGTTTCCGAACCTGTTTCTGGTGAACTGGAAAATCGAGGGTGATGGTAAGCCGGTGGTTCGTATGATTAACCCCACGCCGACTGAGATCGAGGAACTGATGCGATTCCGTCTGGTTGGCTTCAACTGCCGTCGATACGACAACCATATTCTCTATGCTCGGCTGATGGGGTATACGAACGAACAGCTTTATAATCTCTCGACAAAGATCATCAACGGCAGCGCAAATTGCTTCTTTGGCGAAGCCTATAATGTGTCGTATACGGATGTATATGACTTTTCCAGTAAGAAGCAGTCCCTTAAGAAGTTCGAGATTGAACTGGGTATTCACCATCAGGAACTTGGTCTGCCTTGGGACAAGCCTGTGCCGGAGGAGCTTTGGACTAAGGTTGCTGAGTATTGCGACAACGATGTCATTGCGACAGAAGCAACCTTTAATGCTCGTAAGGCGGACTTCACGGCTCGTCAGATTCTGGCAGATGTGGCGGGGATGTCCGTCAATGATACAACGAACTCGCTGACTACCAGAATTATATTTGGTAACAACCGCAAGCCTCAGGATCAGTTCAATTACCGTTTCATGGGTGACGAGAGTCAAATCTTCGACCCTAATGCGGATCTTCCGTTTACAATGGGGCTTGAAGACTACGACGAGTTCACACAGTTCGATAAAAACCATCGTCCCATATTTCCTGGCTACACATTTGAGGGCGGTAAGTCCGTCTACAGAGGCGAAGAAGTTGGTGAGGGCGGCTATGTATATTCTGAACCCGGCATGTACAGCAACATTGCTCTGCTGGATATTGCATCCATGCATCCGAGCAGTATCGTAGCGGAAGAACTCTTCGGACCGGAATACACAAAGCGATTCAACGAAATTCTTCAGGCTCGTATCGCAATCAAGCATAAGGATTTTGATAAAGCCAAGAAAATGCTGGGCGGTGCATTGGCCAAATACCTGACTGATGAAAATGCAGCAGCTGATTTGGCGCAGGCTCTGAAGATTGCAATTAACTCGGTATATGGTCTGACCTCAGCCGGATTTGAAAATCCGTTCCGAGATAATCGTAACAAGGATAACATCGTTGCCAAACGAGGGGCCTTGTTTATGGTCAACCTCAAGCACGCTGTTCAGAGTCAGGGCTTTACTGTAGCGCACATCAAAACCGACTCCATCAAGATTCCAGACGCAACGCCTGAGATCATCAAGTTTGTGACTGAGTACGGCAAACTGTATGGGTACAACTTTGAGCACGAAGCAACCTATGATCGTATGTGTCTGGTGAACGATGCAGTTTATATTGCTCGATATGCTACGGTTGAGAAGTGCTGCGACCTGTATGGGAAAAAGTACATCGACTCCGCAAAAGATATTTGCAAGGAGAACAAGAAGCATCCGTATGCATGGACGGCGACTGGCACTCAGTTCCAGATTCCTTATGTCTTCAAGACGCTTTTCAGCAAGGAGAACATCGAGTTCGAGGATATGTGCGAGACGAAATCTGTGACGTCCTCGCTCTATCTTGACATGAACGAGGCTTTGCCGGATGTAAGTGCCCTTGAAGCGGAAAGAGATAAACTGTGGAAACAGATTACCGATTCTAAACGCATGACTGAGCCGATGCCCACTGAATGTGAGCGTGTCGAAGAACTAACGGACGAAATCGCCAAGGGTCACGACTACCACTTCATCGGAAAGGTTGGGCAGTTCTGCCCGATTAAGCCTGGCTGCGGAGGTGGCATTCTGCTTCGTGAGACTGAAAACAAGAAGACCGGTGAAAAGGGTTACGCTGCTGCTACGGGTTCTAAGGGCTTCCGCTGGCTTGAGTCCGAGATGGTCAAGCAGCTGGACAAACAGAGTGACATTGACCGTGGTTATTACAACAACATGGTAGACGAAGCAGTCAAGTCTCTGTCTGTTTATGGTGACTTCGAACGCTTTGCGGCGGACGAACCGTATGTTTCGGATAACACACCACCGTGGTTCGGAGCTGGCGAGCCTCATGAGGACGATACTACGCCGTTTGATGTGAGGTAATGCTTATGATTTTAATTCTGTTAATTGCTGTGTTCATTTATATTTTGTGCACGGCTGATTCTACCGAGTCCTGTATTCCCAATGAGGAGTGCAGGACTTGTCCATTTCCATGCGATAAACGCAAAAATTGAAAGGAGAAACTAATTATGGCTTACAAAGCAGTAGACAACATCATCATCGAGAATGCTCGAATTATCTTCCGCAACTTTAAGGGTGAGGAGTCCAAGTATAATCGTGCTGGCTCCCGCAATTTCTGCGTGGTCATTGAAGATCCCGATATGGCGCAGAAGCTTATTGAGGATGGCTGGAATGTTCGTGTTTTGGCTCCTCGTGATGAGGACGAGGCTCCTCGCCATTATATTCAGGTGGCGGTCAGCTTCGACAACATCCCCCCGAAGGTTATTATGATTACTCGTCGAGCTAAGACTCAGCTGGATGAGGAGTCTATCGGAACTCTGGACTTCGCAGAGATCCGCAATGTCGACCTGACTATCCGTCCCTACAACTGGGAGGTCAATGGTAAGACTGGCGTCAAGGCATACCTTAAGACGATGTATGTCACCATTGAAGAAGACGAATTCGCTGAAAAGTATGCCGAAACGGAGGGTCCTGAGGAGATGCCCTTCTAAAGGTGAATAGGTGTCAGCTTAGTACATGTCTGGTTAAATGTCCAGTAAGGTCTCGATTAGGTGTGCACGCCTATGACGGTAAGAGGAAACAGCCTTATTCTCTTTAATAACCGAAAGGAGGTAAAGCCATGTTGTGGCAGAAAAAGAAGAAACGCAAAAAGGCTACTAAATCTAAAGCAGTTACTCAGACTGCTCCTCATCAGCCGGTGGAAGAGCTTCCGCAAACGACTGAGCCTGAGAAAGAAGAAACGCCAAAGCAAAAAAAGCCCGCTGGAAAAAAATGCAAAAAGGTTTTGTCTCCGGAAAAAGCTTTCTTAGATGCATTCGGACGATTGACTAACCGACATCGGGCTTGGGATGTTTGGCGTGACTTTATTATTATGTTCGCTTGTTCGCTATCTAATCCTCTCGATAAGGAGCACCGGGATAAGCGAGAAGCGTTATATTTGGAAATCATCAAAAAGTACAATAAGCAGGAGCAAGAGTTGTTTCCTGAACTGGCTGCTCAGACGGTCTTGGCTTTGGAAGAAAATCCGGAGCAGGACTTTCTGGGCAGCATTTTCATGTCCCTTAATCTTGGCGACGAGCATAACGGTCAGTTCTTTACGCCGTATCATGTCTGTGAGCTGATGGCTGAAATGACGATGGATGATGTTGTAAAAAAGGTAGAACAGGACGGTTATATTTCAATCAATGACCCTTGCTGTGGTGCAGGGGCGACATTGATTGCCGGAATTCACGCTGCAAGGAAGCAGTTGGAAAAAACAAACCTGAACTACCAAAATCATCTTCTCGTCGTTGCACAGGATATCGATGAAACGGTGGCGCTTATGTGTTATATTCAGCTTTCACTTTTGGGGGTAGCAGGATATGTAAAGGTTGGAAACTCTCTGACAGAACCGATGACGGACAACGACGACAAAGAGAATTACTGGTTCACTCCAATGTATTTTTCTAATGTCTGGGTGCTGCGTCGGATCTTCGGAGGGCGCTGATGGCAGGCATATCACTTCGAGACTATCAAACAGATGCTGTTGAGAGAATGAAAAACGGCTGCATTCTCTGTGGCGGTGTTGGTAGTGGCAAATCCAGAACAGCTTTAGCCTATTACTACAAACAGAATGGCGGTAAGCTCGGCACAAAAAGTTATATTCGGATGCCGGGTACGCCAAAAGACCTGTACATCATCACCACGGCGAGAAAAAGAGATACTTTGGAATGGGAGGGTGAGCTTTCGCCCTTCCTTCTCTCTGTTCACGCGGAAGTCAATACCTATAAAAATAAAGTCGTCGTTGATTCCTGGAACAACATCGGGAAGTATGCAACGGTTACGGATGCGTTTTTTATATTTGACGAGCAGCGTGTTGTTGGTTCAGGAGCATGGGTTAAGGCATTCCTGAAAATTGCCAAGTTTAACGAATGGATTCTACTATCTGCCACCCCAGGAGACACATGGGAGGATTATATTCCTGTTTTTGTTGCAAACGGCTTTTACAAGAACCGAACTGCCTTCAAGGAAGAACACATGGTCATGACCTGGGTGAATGGAAAGTATCCAAAAGTAGACAGATATTTAGGAGTCGGACGACTCATCCGGCTTCGTAATCGCATTCTTGTGGATATGGATTTCAAGCGGGAAACCTGTTCACACCATGAGGATGTTTATGTCAATTATGATGTTGCGAAGTATAAAGAGGCAAGCCGTCTTCGCTGGAATCCGTACAAAAACGAGCCGATTGTCAATGCTGGGGAGCTCTGCTATGTATGGCGACGCATCGTAAACGAGGATGAGTCCAGACAAATCGCTCTGATGGAACTGTTTGAGAAGCACCCCAAAATGATCGTCTTTTACAATTTTGATTATGAGCTTGATATTCTGAAAAATCTCTACTATGGAGAAAATGTTGAAATTGCAGAATGGAACGGTCATAAGCATCAACCAATTCCGACTTGTGACAGTTGGGTATATTTGGTTCAATACACCGCTGGAGCCGAAGGATGGAACTGCATTAGTACGGACACCATTGTGTTTTACTCGCAGAACTACTCCTACAAAATCATGAAGCAATCAGCAGGACGAACCGACCGACTAAACACTCCATTCAAAGATCTTTACTATTACCATTTGAAGTCCCGTTCCGGTATCGATTTGGCTATTAGCCGAGCATTGAGTGAGAAACGGAATTTCAATGAAACCAAGTATGTAGGCAGCTATAAATCTAAAGCTGTCTAAGAAAGGAGAAAAGATGATAACCCTTGATGTTGCGGACTATTGCTCCGCTTGTATGGACTTCGATCCAGATGTCCAGCGACCGCAAAAAGCATACGGGCTGAGTGAAGAGATCGTCATTTCCGACACGGTTATTCGATGTTCAAATCGAAATCGATGCAAAAACATTGAGCGATACCTGAGAAAGAAGGTGACGGACGATGGCGTTGGCAAGACTGGCGAAGCAATGTCGTGAATGTCCGTTTGTCGAGACTTGTAACCACAAGGAAATGGAAGCACTGGGATATTTATCAGATCCGATCATGGCGGATGCCAAAGCAGCTGTTGCCGCTGATATTACTGCTCCAATTTTAAGAGAAACCGTAAGCCGTGTAGTAAACGGCAAAATTGTAACAATGTATAAGGACGAGTTGGAGAAGATCCTTTATAAGGATTTATATTCTCATCTCGGACTTCAGATTGGAGGATAATATATGCCTGAATACGAAAAAGATACATTATATCGTCCCAAAACGAAGAAGAGTGGCAGCCTTGCTTATAAAATCGGGCAGGCTATCGCTATTCTGATGTCTTTGTGTGCCAGTGCGATTATCGTAGCGGCGACGATCAAGCTTATTATGTGGATTTTGTAAGGAGTTTTTGCAGATGAATGAAGAAAAGGAAGTCTATTTTGACCAGTATTGCAAATCGTGCAAGCACCACGGTCTTGAAGAGTCCAAAGACCCGTGCAATGACTGTCTCGCAGAACCCAGCAATACAAATTCCCACAAACCAATGAACTATGAAAGCAAAAACAATTCTTGATGCCGAGAAAAAGGATGCGACCAATTTCATAAACAGATTTTGCCTGTGCAATTTTTCTCTTAACTTCTTCGCTATAGCAAAGTTCCGTTGCAATATCAATCGCATCCTTAAACAGGCACGGCTCGATCAAGAGTGATATTTCTGAAAGGAGAAAAGAAACATGAATCTTGAGGAGTTCAGAAAGGCACTTTCGTCAGATGCTACTGAAGAGAATACACAACTGAAAAGACAGTTGTCAGACCTTCGGACTGAATACCATGAAAAGCTTTCAAAACTCAAAAATGAAAACGATTCACTTAAAGAAAGTTGTCGGGTTTTATGCAATCGATGCTTTACTCTTACGAGAGGTGTTACTTGTCTATTTTGTGGTCTCGATTACCCATGCCCTCATATGCCGGGGCTTGAGGAACAGGTGGTTATGGCTCATAAATTGAGAAAGGAGATCGAAAAAAATGGCTAATGGGTATCGTAATACTCTTGTTCAGCAAATAAAAGACGCAGGTCAAGAACTTATCAACCGAGCTGAATCGATGGTGCATCCCGAAAATGATTTAATCACTGATTTTTCCATAGTAATCCATTTCGAGCAGCATGAGGTACCTACAATCGACTACACAACCAGCGTGGTAAACAAAGTTGCTTGCGATCGGGTTATCTATCAGAAAGGAGAATCCAATGTCTCAAAAATATGATGAATATCTGGAAAAACACAGGCAAGCTGTAAAAAAGGCTTATCAGTGGATTGCTGCTTATATTCCAGAACTGACAGATGTGGAGGCGACTCGAAATATTGAGTTCCATGATATGTCGAAGAATACGCCAGATGAGTACACGCCTTATGACAACTATTTCTATGGGGAGCAAACCCCAGCAATCATCGAGGCGTTTAACCGGGCATGGCTTATGCATATCCACCGAAACCCCCATCATTGGCAGTATTGGGTCTTAATCAACGACGAACCTAAAGAAGGATCTATCCTTATCGAAATGCCGTATTCATACATTATTGAGATGATCTGTGACTGGTGGGCATTCAGCTGGATTAAAGGTGACCTTTCCGAAATGTTTGCCTGGTATAAAGACCATGCCGATTATATTAAGTTACACAATAACACTCGTTCGATTGTAGAAGAAATTCTGGAAATGATTCGGACGAAGCTTGCGGAGGTAGAAAATGCTGAAAACTGAAAACGCCGAGGTTATAGGCTGGGAGCACGCCATTCGTGGTATGCGAAACCCTAAGAACTCTTGGGAGAAGAGTGATTCTAATTGGAGATATGTCGCTCCAGCTCAGAGGGAGAATCATATTTTGGCTTCTTACTCTGATGATAGTGAATTTTGGATTGGTCCGAATGATGCAGATTTGATGAACCGACTGAGAAATGCCGGTACCGATCATCGTAAGTTCATGCGGATGATTACCGTCTATCTCGACATCACTGCTCCGCTGTACTGGTGGAAGGAGTTTGATACTTATAAGGTTGGTACGGTTGCGAACTCGTGCTCGACGATGCATAAGATTGCGGACAAGGAGTTTACGCTGGAGGATTTCAGTCATGAACATTTACTGAGTATGGCTAATAATGATGCGAATAACATCCGGGTAGATGGCGATGACCTTCTGGGTTTAATAATCAATGTCCTTAACTACTACCGAGGAAGATATATTAAAACAAAGGACAAACGGTACTGGTGGCAGCTGATCCAACTTCTGCCAAGCTCTTATAACCAGCGCCGGACAGTCATGCTGAACTACGAGGTTCTGGCAAACATCTACAAGTCCCGCCGGAATCACAAACTCGACGAATGGCATACGTTCTGTGATTGGATTGAAAGTCTGCCATATTCTAAGCTTATTACTGGCGAAAAGAAAGGATGAAAGATGATGAAATTCGTAGTCAATCAGCTTCCTTATTACGGAGAGCTGTGCCCACTATGGACGATGTGCAGTAAAAACGCAAAGGAACATGAATGCCCAAGATACTGGGATAAATATAAAGTCTGCTCGGATGAAAACCCACATGAATGTGAGCACCTTATCGAGACGGAGAAACTCTAACAAACGGTTTCCTGCACGAAAAATATACCCCCTATTATGAAAGGAGGTAACGCACAATGAATTATTTTCTGGCAGTTAATGATCGGCAACTCGGCACTTGTTTGAGAATGCTGTTTGCTGAGAAACTTCAACCTGCTGTCCAAACCGTGTTGAACGAAAAGGGCAAGATTGAGTTTCACATCAGCATTGCAGCAGATCAGGAAGTGTTTGAAGAGCTGAACGAACGCTACAAGATCATGATTTCGTAAGTTACTCGATTTCAAAGGTAAAGGGGCCGTAACAAGCCCTTTTACTTTTGTTATATTTATGGTAAAATACTACGAGGAGGTCGTCAAATGAGAATTATTCGAGACATATTTTGGATATTATTGATTATTACTGTGCCGGTAGCAATCTTTGATAAATTCTTTAGACCTTATTGCATGACCGTTATTGAAAGGATGTGTAACAAGGATGAAAGTTAAATCCAGAATGTCCTGTCCTGTTCGAAGGAAAGACGGTACATGGACTACTGTTATCAAAGAATTTGAGGAAGATATTCCAGATCTCGGGCGAGAAGAACTTATCTGCAACAAATGCGGACGCCCAGATTATCCGAAATGCAAGGAAACGGTTTGTGAAGCCTGGAAATACCACGAATCGAAAAAACAATAACTCATTTAAGAGCTGAGGTTAAACCTTGGCTCTTATTTTTGTGTAAAGGAGAAAACTATGCTTGCCAGAGAAGCGACAAAAGCGGATATTCAGGCTGTTCGTGACCGTCTGCGGGAAGCAAAAGAACAACGTCAGCTTGATATTCAAATAAACCAGGCTATTGCACTGGTAAATCGTAATCACAGGAGGAAAAAATATGACGCCGAACGACTATCAGCAGGCAGCTCTTCGCACAGCCCCAGGAGATTTACCGCCTGAGAGACTTCTGCTCAATGGCTTAATGGGTCTGAACGGAGAAGCCGGCGAAGCAATTGATATTTTGAAAAAACATCTGTTTCAGGGGCACGAACTGGACACTGAACATATGGCTAAAGAGCTTGGAGATGTGGCTTGGTATCTCGCTGTAAGCGCAAATGCCATTGGATATGACCTTGAAACCATCATGCAGATGAATGTGGATAAACTGAAAGCCAGGTATCCGGATGGTTTCGACGCTGAACACAGTCTGCATCGCAATCAGGATGATATTTAAGGAGGGTTTTCTATGAATGAACGATTCGGAGAAAAGGTAAAAGCTATTTTTGATAGTATTACCGTTCTTCAAGCAAAGGACAGCGACTTGAAACGAGATAACGCCAACATCAACGGTGACTCCCCTATGGGGGCTATGCTGCAATATGGTGCCAATACCGCCAAGGAGTACAATCTGGAGTATTTGATTAAACCTGCAATTGCAGAACTCCACCGTGATGGTTGGATTCATATACACGATCTTGACTTCTATGCATGGACAACGACCTGCACGCAGATTGAGCTTCGCAAGCTCTTCAAGAATGGATTCAATACCGGACACGGTCATCTGAGAGCACCAAAAAGCATCGGTTCGTATGCTGCTCTGGCTGCTATTGCCATTCAGTCGAATCAAAATGACCAGCATGGTGGACAGAGTGTCGTGGACTTCGATTATGCTATGGCCGAGGGTGTCCGTTACACCTATCAAAAATACTTGAAAGAAGGTTATGAGATTTGTGAACGCCTCAACGATCTGAAAGATAAAGAATGGATTCTCGACTATGCTATGGAAAAGACTACTCGCGATACTTATCAGGCTATGGAGGGGTTTATTCATAATCTGAATACCATGCATTCCCGTGCCGGCGCTCAGGTTCCGTTCAGCTCTATTAACTATGGCACGGATACATCTTGGGAAGGTCGTCTTGCTATTGAGCAGCTTCTGCTTGCTACAGAAGCAGGACTCGGTCATGGCGAAACACCAATCTTTCCGATTCAGATTTTCCGTGTCAAAGAGGGAGTCAACTATAATCCCGATGACCCAAACTATGACCTGTTCAAACTGGCGATGAAGGTCAGTGCAAAGCGGCTGTTTCCTAACTTTGCTTTCATTGACGCTCCATTCAATCTCCAGTATTACAAACCCGGTCATCCTGAGACGGAGGTTGCTTACATGGGTTGCCGTACTCGTGTAATGGGTAATGTTTATGACCCGTCTCGTGAGATCGCTCCTGGCAGAGGTAATCTGAGTTTTACCTCTATCAATCTTCCGAGGCTTGCTATTGTGGTCGATGGCAATATTCCTCAGTTTTTCAAACTGCTTGACGGAATGCTCGACAAAACCATGCAGCAGCTTCTCGATCGATATGAGATTCAAGCGTCAAGAGTAGTTAGAAACTTTCCATTCCTCATGGGAGAAGGCGTATGGATGGACTCTGACAAGCTTGGGCCGGATGATGAAGTTGGAGAGGTGCTGAAACACGGAACACTCTCTATCGGTTTCTGTGGGCTTGCAGAGTGTCTTGTGGCATTGACAGGGCATCATCATGGTGAAGATGAAGCATCTCAGGAGCTTGGTCTGCGAATTGTAGGTTATATTCGGAACTATTGTGATGAGAAAAGCAAGCAGTTTGGCATGAATGTAACCTGTCTTGCTACTCCTGCTGAAAGCTTAGCCGGGCGCTTGCTTAGAGCTGACCGAAAAGAATTTGGTATTATTAAGGGAGTTACCGATCGTGACTACTACACTAACAGTTTTCATGTTCCGGTCTATTATCATCTCCCGGCTCTTAAGAAAATCGACATTGAAGCTCCGTACCATGCTCTCACCAACGCCGGTCATATTTCTTATGTAGAACTCGACGGTGATCCGACCAAAAACCTTGTAGCTTTCGAACGAGTTGTAAGACACATGAAAGAAGCTGGTATCGGTTACGGAAGCATCAATCATCCTGTAGACCGAGATCCTGTCTGCGGTTATAACGGTATTATCAACGATACTTGCCCCTGCTGCGGACGGAGCGAGGCTGATGGAGTTCCGTTCGAACGCATTCGTCGCATCACTGGATATTTGGTCGGAACTCTTGATAAGTGGAATGACGCTAAGCGTGCGGAGGAGCGAGATCGTGTCAAACATGAAGTTGATTCGAATTTCGGGAATTGAATCGGAGTCCATTGTTGACGGGGAAGGAATCCGGTATGTGGTATTCACACAGGGTTGTCCACATCATTGCCCGGGCTGCCACAATCCTCAAACTCACCCGTTCGGTGGCGGAAAGCTTGTACTAATTGAAGATATACTCGATGATATTTCAAAAAGAAAAGATTGGATAGATGGTATCACTCTTTCCGGAGGCGAGCCGTTCTGTCAGATTTACCAGTGTGCTCTGATTGCTGAGAAAGCTCATGAAATGGGGCTTAGCGTTTGGTGCTACACTGGTTATCTTTTTGAAGACTTGTACAGGCAAGGCATCGAGCTTCTGAAACATATTGATGTGCTTGTTGACGGCCCGTTCGTACAGGCTGAAAAATCATTGGATCTTGACTTCAGAGGAAGCCGTAATCAGCGAGTCATTGATATTCCGGAAAGCTTGAAAGAAGGCGTAGCGATCTTGAAACAAACTTAGAAGAAAGGAGTACCTGTACCATGGCGAACACCACTAATCCTCGACGAAATGCCGAAGGATATTCTGACCCGACCGCTTACGAAGCCCTCAAGAACATTGAGCGTGAAGAAGACGAAAGATTTCATAGGCTGCTGCATACACTGTTTTACTTGTGTGAGTTGGCTGACTTCGAGATCGAAGGTCGGATTATTCTGGTTGATAAACGGAACGGACGGGTTTGGAGATGAGAGAAATGAGTCCGTACATACTTAAAAATTGTGTAAATTTTAGCCCACTTTTATTTGGCGGATTCGGGCAAAAGCCCACTTTTGAAAAAATTTTTGAGCATGTACGGACAATTTTCCTAAAAAAAGCCCAGAAAAAGTGGGCAAAAGCCCGGTTTTGAAAACCAAAAGTGGGCAGAAAAATTCGGAAGCATTTTCTGAAAATGGCACTTTTTAGGCGTTTTTTGCCCCAAAATGGCCGATTTGCGCCGATTTGAAATTTTTCTTGTGAAAAAAGCCCACTTTCCCACTTTTATTTCTTATTTAATTGCGATAAAAAGTTTTAATAAATATATAAATAGGGCGAGAAAAGTGGGCATTTGGCCAGAGGTCGGAATACATAGCACAAGTCGATGGAAATGTCAAGACTTTTTACCGAAAGTTCTTTCTTTTTCTTTCAGACTGTGCTATACTATAAGCGCCACACAATCTAATATGTTCAAGTCGTTTAGGGAAAACTGCTTTGGTAAAAAGTGTTTTCTCTCTTTACTCATTTCATTTGTCCCTTTGCGGCTTGATTGAGATTGTGTGGCAACAATGAGGGTTGACACTTTTTCAGTGCGTCTCTCGTTGTGGGGGCGCACTTTTTTAATGCCCTCGGAAAGGATGGGATAATGAGATGAGAAAGTTCTTGGCAGTGTGCATGGCGATTGTCATGATATTTACGATTGCAGGTTGCAGTTCAGAGGGGCATGAAGGAGAAGCTAAAACTCCATCGGGTTCCAGTATTCAAAAAGGTAAGGATTATCAAAAAGTAGTTGACGAATTTGAAAGTAGTGGTTTCACAAACATCAAACTTGAAAAACTTGACGACCTTGTTACCGGTTGGCTTACAAAAGACGGTGAGGTTGAATCTGTTTCCGTAGATGGCGATACTGGATACTCTGCTGATACTTGGTATCCGGCTGATGCCGAGGTCGTAATCACATATCACACATTCCCGGAAAAAGAAACTTCTGAAACAGATAGCGAATTCGTTTCAACCGAAGAGCCTGCTGTTGATATTTTGACAGTAGATAATTCTCCAGAATTGGCAGCAATGCTTTCTCTTAAAGCAGATATGGATCAATCGTATGCCGATTTTGCAGAGGCTTATAAGAATCAGGTTATTGAGTTTGATGGCTGTATTACCTATCTTACAAACCACGATAATTACGACACCCGATACGATTTGCTAATCAGTGCTGGAGACTATGTGGATGAAAATACTGCAAACCCTGGTCCAACTTTTAAGTTTAAGGATGTTGGGGTATATGATTTAGGAGACGGACTTACGCTTGCTGATTATATCAAAGTCGGCAGCAATGTAAGAATACAGGCTAAAGTGCGGAGCTACAATTCTGATACCGGTCTCTTTGAACTTGACCCAGTAAGTGTAGAAGCTCGATAACAAACAACTTTATATTTGACCGAGATGCTTAAACGGTGTCTCGGTCTTTTTTTATGTCTTTTTCCGCCGCGCAAAAAATACATTCCCTTTTATGAAGAGAGGAGTAAAAAAGCTATTTTTAAGAATAGACATTCTCTTTTCAGTTTTGAAAAAACTACATGAAAGGAGGCTCATTTGCCAATGCTCGAAAGTCAATTTCAATCGAAGCTCATTAAGGAGCTTAAGAAACTTTTTCCGGGTTGCATCGTGATGAAAAGCGACTCTGGATATTTACAGGGCATTCCTGATCTGCTTATTCTGTTCAATGACAAATGGGCTGCTCTGGAATGTAAACAACACGCTGGCGCAAAAAAGCAACCGAACCAAGAATATTATGTGGGCAAGATGGACGAGATGTCTTTTTCCAGATTTATTTGCCCCGAGAACAAGGAGGAAGTGCTGCATGATCTTCAACAATCATTCCAATCTTGAAGGGCAACACGCTTTTCTTGGTGCCAGCAAGTATCATTGGATTAACTATGATGAAACAAAAGTAGCCGATGCTTATTCAAAGTTTTTGGCCACACAGCGAGGAACCGTTCTACATGACTTTGCATGTCAATGTATCACTTTGGGGCAAAAACTCCCTAAGTCACAGAAAACATTGAACATGTATGTCAATGACGCAATTAGTTTTCGTATGGTGCCTGAACAGATTCTGTTTTATTCAGAAAATTGCTTTGGCACCGCCGATACGATTGTGTTTCGGAATGGTACGCTTCGTATTCACGATTTGAAGACCGGTGTCGTGCCGGCGCACATGGAGCAGCTTGAAATATACGCTGCTCTTTTTTGTTTGGAATACAAGGTGAAACCATCGGAAATCGAGATGGAACTTCGTCTGTATCAGAACAATGAAATTCTATATCACACGCCTACTGCCGAAGATATTGTTCCAATCATGGACAAGATTATTACTTTCGACAAGGTTATTAGAAAAATCAGAGAACAGGAGGGTTAAACCATGAGTCTCACGGATGATATTTTAATGCATTACGGTATGCCCAGAAGGTCTGGTCGTTATCCTTGGGGTTCGGGTGATAACCCTTATCAGCACAGCGGTGATTTTCTCTCTCGTGTGGAAGAACTGAAAAAGTCTAATTTCACCTTTACAGATAAAGATGGAAAAACTTACACAGGAGAAGTGGCCATTGCAAAATCTATGGGCTTGAGTACAACCCAATTTCGTACCCAGATGAGCCTTGCAAAGGACGAACGCCGTTCTGCTGATGTCGCTACGGCTAAGGCTCTTCGTGCTAAGGGCTATAGTTTGAATGAAATCGCTGACAAGATGGGCTTTGCTAACGATTCTTCGGTTCGCTCACTTTTGAATGAGAGTTCCGAAGCTCGTATGAATCAGGCAAAGCAGACCGCTGAATTTCTGAAAAAACAGATTTCGGAAAAAGGCATGATCGATGTCGGAACCGGAGTCGAAAGAGAGCTTGGTATTTCGAAAGAGAAAATGAACCAGGCTCTTTATATTTTGGAAATGGAAGGCTATCACATCTATGGCGGCGGTGTCCCTCAGGTAACAAACCCGGGTAAGCAAACAAACATCAAGGTTCTCTGCCCTCCAGGAACAGAGCATAAAGAGATTTATAATTTTGAGAATGTTCATTCTGTCAGAGACTATGTGTCTCATGATGACGGCGAGACTTTCGATAAGTTCGTCTATCCCAAAAGCATGGATTCAAGTCGCTTGAAAATCCGTTATGCAGAAGACGGCGGAATTCAGAAAGATGGTGTCATTGAAATTCGTCGCGGTGTAGATGACTTGTCTCTTGGTGATTCTCATTATGCTCAGGTTCGCATTCTGGTGGATGGTAATAGATATTTGAAAGGAATGGCTGTCTATTCTGATGATCTTCCTGATGGCGTGGATGTAATGTTCAATACCAATAAGAAAAAAGGCACCCCGACATCGGATGTTCTGAAGAAGGTCAAGGATGACCCTGACAATCCGTTTGGTTCACTTATCAAAGCCGGTGGGCAGAGCTATTACATCGATGCTGATGGCAAACGACAGCTTTCCCTTATCAATAAGCGTGCCGAAGAGGGCGACTGGGGCGAATGGGCGGATAAACTCCCCTCCCAGTTTCTTTCTAAGCAGAGTTTGAGTCTGGTCAATAAACAGCTGAACTTGGCGGCATCTGATAAAATGGCTGAATTTGATGAAATCTGTTCATTGACAAATCCGACGGTCAAAAAATCATTACTGAAATCCTTTGCGGATGATTGTGACTCTGCTGCTGTGCACCTTCAGGCAGCTGCTCTTCCTCGTCAGAAATATCAGGTGATTCTACCTATCACTTCGATGAAAGACAATGAAGTGTATGCTCCGAATTATAAGAATGGTGAAACAGTAGCTCTGGTTCGTTATCCGCATGGCGGAACTTTTGAGATTCCTATCTTGACAGTGAATAACAAGCAGGCAGAGGCTCGCAGAATCCTTGGTAACACCCCTAAAGATGCCATCGGTATTAACAGTAAGGTTGCAGAACGGCTTTCAGGTGCTGACTTTGATGGTGATACTGTCATGGTCATCCCCTGTAACTCTGGTAAAAGCAAGGTCAAGATTACTTCCACTCCTCCTCTGAAGGGGCTTGAAGGATTTGACCCAAAATTGGAGTATGGCGGAAAACCTGCTGGCACTTTCAAGCCTATGAAGAACACACAGAAAGAGATGGGTGTCATTTCTAATCTGATTACCGACATGACTTTGAAGGGAGCTACGCAGGATGAGCTTGCAAGAGCAGTTCGTCATAGCATGGTAGTTATTGATGCCGAAAAACACAAGCTGGACTACAAGCAAAGTGAGATCGACAATGGCATCAGCTCTTTGAAAAAGAAGTATCAGGGTACAGTTGATGAGGATGGAAGATACCATGAGGGTGCTTCGACTCTGATTTCCCGTGCTAAGTCTGAGACTTCCATTATCAAGAGGCAAGGTAGCCCAAAAATCGACGAAAAAACTGGTGAATACATATGGAAAGATGTAGATGACCCTGTTTACGTTGATAAGCGAACTGGCAAGGTCAAAGAGCGTACTCAGCCCAGCACTAAGATGGCTGAAGCAAAGGATGCCTATACCCTGGTATCTGAAGCTGATACCCCCGTGGAGCGTGCTTATGCTAACTACGCTAACAAGATGAAAGCCCTGGGCAACCAGGCTCGTCTTGAGATCCTATCCACCGGAAAAGTACCCTACTCTGCCACTGCAAAAGAGACCTATCAAGCTGAGGTCGACTCTCTAAATGCAAAACTCAATGTGGCTTTGAAGAATGCTCCCAGAGAAAGACAGGCTCAGACCATGGCTAATGCAGTAGTGGCTGCTAAAAAGCAGGATAACCCGGACATGACAAAGGGCGAACTCAAGAAAGCAAGCCAGCAGGCGCTTACTCAGGCTCGTGCCTCTGTTGGCGCAAAGCGAGAAACCATTAAAATTACAGACCGTGAATGGGAAGCAATTCAAGCTGGTGCTATTAGTGAGAACAAGCTCACCCAAATCATCGACAATGTGGACATTGACAGTCTTAGACAGCGCGCAACACCGAGAGCAACAACAACTCTCAGCACTGCAAAGCAGAATAAGATTGCTTCAATGAATGCTTCTGGCTACAGCACATCGGAAATTGCTGAAGCTCTTGGTATTTCAACAAGCACAGTGTCTAATTACTTGAATTGAAAGGAGTGACTGGTATGAATGGTTCTTGTGCCCTTACCACATTTGACAACCCTTATAATCCATTTGAACAGTTCTCCGATTGGTTCCTGTTCGATGTAGAAAAGGGTTACAACACTTGCGCTTATCTCGATCGAATTGCTCACACTTCTGACCAATTCTCTGAAGAAGAGAACAATCAAGAGATTGAAAGAGCGATTGACGAGATCATTCGTTACGACTTCATGAACATTTACAAGAAAGTTAAGAGAACGAAAACAACAAAAGCAGACAAGGCTTGAACTATAGGTTGAGGTCTAATGCTCTTTGAATAAAGTTTTTGTTTTCTTCTCTGAAAACATTTGAACTTGAAGTCAATACAAACAAATAACCACTTGATCTGCACTGCTGCCACAGGGCTTAAAGACATGGGGAGGGGGTCTCCAAAATCACACCCCCTACCTCATCGCGGCGGTCTTAAAAAAATCTCCGGAGGGATATTTTGGGAATGGGGCTTACCCCCTCGGGTGCAGTATTTGAACGAGCTTACAGGGTTGAAGTATTTTCCATAAAGTGTGAACATCTCCTTTCATGTTTCTTTTCTCCTTTCGGTGATTGGTGGAAATTCAGCTCTGTAAGTTCTTTCAAATACTGCACCTATTCTTACCTAAAAGAGTATCAGTTTAGACAGAAAGTGCAGCACAAGTATGCGGATATGGCGGAACTGGCAGACGCAATAGACTCAGAATTTATTGGAGGTAACTCCGTGCAGGTTCAACTCCTGTTATCCGCACCAAATTTTTAAGAGAGGAGGCAGTGCTAATGCCCAAAGGTAAAGCTGCAAGCTCTTCCGACTCAAATAGCCCATTGAGACCACCGACATCTCTCGAAGCGCAAGAGAACTTAATGATTTCTTTGGCGGTTCAATGTGCTGAAAAGCAGCTCAGAGACGGAACTGCTTCTTCTCAGGTCATAACGCATTATTTGAAACTTGGTTCCAGTAAGGAACGAATCGAAAAGGAGATTCTGGAGAAGCAGAAAGAGCTTATCGAAGCGAAGACCAAGAATCTAAATTCCAATAGTGAAGCCAAAGAGTTGTACAACAAGGCTCTTGAAGCGTTTAGGAGATATTCAGGTGCAGGCGGTGATGGCGATGAATATTAAAACTTATTCAGAGTTGATTACACTGCCGACATTTGAAGAACGGTTTTGTTATTTGAAACTCGATGGCTCTGTTGGGAAAGAGACTTTCGGTTTTAAGCGCTGGCTGAACCAAGAGTTCTATCATTCAGACAAGTGGTTAAGATTCAGAGATGAAATTATCATTCGTGATGAAGGTTGCGATCTCGGAGTACCGGGTTATGAAATCTTTGGCTCAATATTGATTCATCATCTGAATCCCATCACTTATGAAGACCTGTTGAATCAGAGCCCATGTGTCTTCGATCCGGAGAATGCAATATGCACTAAGTTGAATACACATAATGCTATTCACTATGGTGATGAGAGTTTGTTACTTCTCCCTCCAGTACAGCGCACACAAAATGATACATGCCCCTGGCGAAAATGATGAAAGGAGAAACCCAATGGAAAATGAAATCTATGAAAATTCTGTTCTTGATGAATCGACCGAAAACACCGAGGAGCAGGAAGCTGGGCTTTGCGAAGATGCAGCCCGGAATGTGATCGGTGTTGTTACCGATTGTCTGAAGCTAAACATTCGTGAAAAGCCGAGTAAGAATTCCAGAGTAGTAACGGTTGTGACATGTCTTGACGAATTGGAAATTGACATGGGCGATTCCAATGATGATTGGTACGCTGTCTGTACTGCTACCGGTATCGAAGGATTCTGCATGAAGAAATTTGTAGCCGTCAGGCAGTAAGGAGAAAACGATATGGACAGTATACTGACATCGATTAAAAAGCTGCTCGGAATTGCTGAAGAGTATGAGCACTTTGACCCGGACATCGTCATGTACATCAATTCGGCATTCTCAGTCTTGACGCAGCTCGGTGTTGGTCCTGAAGAAGGATTCCGTATCGAAGATGCAAGTAAGACCTGGTCTGAATTCCTGTACGATGATCCTCGTCTTGAATTTGCAAAAACCTTTATCTACCTGAAGGTAAGACTGGCATTCGACCCGCCGTTGAGTTCGGCAGTGATGGAAGCAATTAACCGACAAATCAGCGAGCTTGAGTGGCGCATCAATGTGACAGTCGACCCTGATTAAAAATGAGAGGAGGATTTCAAAATGGATAATACAACACTCGCCCATCACGGTATTCTCGGCCAGAAATGGGGGGTCCGGCGCTATCAGAATAAAGATGGCACTCGTACCGCAGCCGGAAAGAAAAGAGAAAGTTCTTCTAACTCTGATGCTCCTGCTCATGAGGACTATGCTAAAGCTCATAACAGTAAGAGTGTTAAGTCTATGAGTGATGCAGAGCTTCGTAACCGACTGAATCGTCTTCAGATGGAGAAACAGTACAGTCAATTGTCTTCGACTGATGTGAATCGTGGAAAGGAATATGTATCAAAAACTCTGAAAGTTGCCGGAACAATTGCAACTGCTACCTCAACTGCCCTAACTATTTACAATAACTATGGCAAGATCAAAGAAATTGTAAACAGTATGGCTAAGAAAGCTGGCTAAGGAGGTACTTATGGCATTATCAAACACTGCCGTTCCCAAGTATTATGGCATGTTTCGTGATGCCGTGATTCGAGGGGAAATCCCAGTCTGCAAAGAGATCTCCATGGAGATGAACCGTATCGATGATCTCATCGCTAATCCGGGTGTGTACTATGATGACCAAGCTGTTGAGGGATGGATCGCTTATTGCGAGTCCGAACTTACTCTAACAGATGGCTCTGACCTTAGCCTATTGGATAGCTTCAAACTTTGGGGCGAACAGATCTTTGGTTGGTACTATTTTGTTGAGCGAAGCGTGTATCAACCGAATCCAGATGGTCACGGTGGGCACTATGTTCGCAAGAATGTGAAAAAAAGGCTGATTAACAAACAGTATTTGATCGTTGCACGAGGAGCCGCTAAATCAATGTACGGCTCAACCTTGCAGGGTTACTTTCTGAATGTTGATACCTCTACTACTCATCAGATCACCACCGCCCCCACAATGAAGCAAGCGGAGGAGGTCATGTCCCCTCTTCGCACCGCTATCACCCGTTCAAGAGGACCGCTGTTTCAGTTCCTGACAGAAGGCTCTTTACAAAACACAACTGGTTCCAAAGCGAATCGCACAAAGTTAGCCTCTACAAAAAAGGGCGTTGAAAACTTCCTGACGGGTTCGCTTCTTGAGGTCAGACCCATGAGCATCAATAAACTCCAGGGTCTACAAATCAAGGTTGCAACCGTTGATGAGTGGCTTTCCGGTGACATTCGAGAGGACGTTATCGGTGCTATTGAGCAGGGTGCATCCAAGGTGAATGACTATATCATTGTTGCAATCAGCTCGGAAGGTACGGTTCGTAACGGAAGCGGCGACACCATCAAAATGGAGTTGATGGACATCCTTAAGGGTGACTACATCAATCCCCATGTTTCCATTTGGTGGTACAAGCTTGATTCCATTGACGAAGTTGGAGACCCGGAAATGTGGCTCAAGGCTAATCCGAATCTCGGAAAAACTGTAAGCTATGAAACTTATCAGCTTGATGTTGAACGAGCTGAAAAAGCTCCAGCTGCCCGAAACGATATTCTTGCAAAGAGATTTGGGCTGCCTATGGAGGGCTACACCTATTACTTCACTTATGAAGAAACTCTTCCGCATCGAAAGAGGGACTACTGGCAGATGCCTTGTTCTCTCGGTGCAGACTTATCGCAGGGCGATGACTTCTGCGCATTTACATTCTTGTTTCCTCTGCCAAATGGTTCTTTTGGTATCAAGACACGAAACTATATTACCTCTACAACTTTAATGAAGCTGCCTGCTGCTATGAGGATCAAGTACGATCAATTCATGGCTGAGGGCAGTTTAATTGTTTTAGAGGGTGCTGTACTTAATATGATGGATGTCTATGAAGATTTGGATAACCATATTCAGGAATGCGGATATGATGTTCGATGTCTTGGGTTTGACCCTTATAACGCAAAAGAATTTGTAGCGAGATGGGAATCTGAAAACGGTCCGTTTGGAATTGAGAAAGTTATCCAAGGCGCTAAAACTGAGTCGGTTCCACTTGGAGAACTGAAAAAGCTTTCTGAAGAAAGAATGCTTATCTTCGATGAGGACCTTATGACCTTCGCTATGGGTAACTGCATTACCCTTGAAGATACAAATGGAAACCGTAAACTTTTGAAGAAGCGATACGAGCAGAAAATCGATGCTGTTGCGGCAATGATGGACGCTTATATTGCTTATAAACTCAATCGAGATGCATTTGAATAAGGAGGTGGTCAAGTTGGATGAGATGTATCATCATGGTATTCTCGGTCAGAAATGGGGTGTTCGTCGTTTCCAGAACAAAGACGGAACTTTGACCGCCGTAGGTCAAAAGCGTTTGGAAAAGAAAGACACAAATTGGGCTCATAAAAACCACGACAAAATTGTATCTAAAGCCCGCAAAGATGTTTCCAAAGAACTCGATCAGTATGCCAATCAACTATTGAAAAATCCTTCCTCTGTGACATCGAAAGGTAAAATCAGTTCTTCGGCTATCAATTCCTATAATCGGAAGATGGCTGAACTGATGAATGAGTCCGTCAAGAATGTTACCGCACCTTCAGGGCGTGTCGTTCAATTCGTTGCAAAACGAGGTGAAGTCGGCGTGCATATGGCTCTGGCTGACAGAGGCTATGATATGCAGCAGCTGAAGAATGGTATCTGGGCTTCCGGTCGAGTTGCCTATAAGAAGAAAAATGTTGATATGGTTTAAGGAGGTGATGATTCAAAATGGAGATGTCTTTTGGTTCCAGACTGAAACATGCTTGGAATGCGTTTACTGGTAATGTTCAAACGAATTACCGGGATTTAGGTATGAGCTACTCATACCGAGCTGACAGACCAAGAATGTCCAGAGGCAATGAAAGATCAATCGTCACATCGGTTTATAACCGAATTGCGCTTGATGTTGCGGCCCTGAATGTTCAGCATGTTCGGTTGGATGAAAATGGGCGTTTTCTTTCGGTCATCGATGACGGATTGAATAATTGCCTCACTTTGGAAGCTAATGTCGATCAGACAGCACGTTCGTTCATTCAAGATGTAGTTATTTCTATGTTTGATGAAGGAAGCGTAGCAATCGTTCCGGTCGATACAACGACTGACCCGAATGTGTCCGGTTCGTATGACATTCAGTCTTTGCGTGTCGGACAGATTTTGGATTGGTATCCGCAATATATTCGTACTCGTGTGTACAACGAACAGACGGGCAGAAAAGAAGATATTGTAGTGCCAAAAAGTGCAGTGGCTATCATTGAGAATCCGCTGTACGCAGTTATCAATGAACCGAACTCAACTATGCAGCGGCTCATTCGTAAACTTAACCTACTTGATGTCATTGATGAACAAAGTGGATCTGGAAAACTCGATTTGATTATTCAGCTCCCCTATGTTATCAAGACTGAAGCAAGGCGTCAACAGGCCGAAAATCGGCGTAAAGATATAGAAAGTCAGTTGTCGGGTTCTAAGTATGGTATTGCTTATACCGATGGTACCGAGCATATCACACAGTTGAATCGTTCCGTGAACAACAACCTGATGTCCCAGATTGAATACTTGACGAGTATGCTATACAGCCAGTTGGGGATCACTCAGAGCATTTTGGATGGAACAGCGGACGAGAAGACAATGCTGAACTACAACAACCGGACAATCGAGCCGATCATTTCCGCTATTGTTGATGAGATGAAACGAAAGTTTCTGACCAAAACTGCCCGATCACAACGACAGTCGATTTCGTTCTTCAGAGATCCGTTTAAGTTGGTTCCTGTTAATGAAATCGCTGAAATTGCTGACAAATTCACGAGAAATGAAATCATGACTTCGAATGAAATTCGTCAGGTCGTTGGTATGAAACCTTCTGATGACCCAAGAGCAGACGAACTCAGGAATAAGAATCTGAGTGAACCGTCCGGCTCCGATCAGCAGTCGGAAGAAGCACCAATCACCACAGACAATTCAGTTGAAGAGTCAGCAAGTGATTTGGACGACAAAATCTCTAAGCAAAAATCGAAAAAGTAAGGAGGAAATTCAAAATGAGTAGACCTTTTTCGGTTGAGGCTTGTGATTTCAGCGGCTGGGCAACCAGAAATGACCTTAAGTGCTCCGATGGGCGAGTAATTCGTCGGGACGCCTTTAAGAATAACGACGGTATTAAAGTCCCGCTGGTCTGGAATCATCAGCACAACAGTCCTCGTGATGTTCTCGGTCATGCATGGCTTGAGAACCGTGAGGAAGGTGTTTACACCTA